TCGGCTGCGGTGTTCAATCTCGGACAGACCTGCAAGGCCCGGAGTACCTCCACTGGGTATATCGGCGAGTTCATGTACGCGCAGGGCGCGTCGTCTGTCGCTGCTGGTAGCTGGGTTCTCTTGAACCACACCGATAATGTGGTGTCGTTGCTAGGCGACACGAACATTGGAGGTGTTGGTGTCGCGGTGTCTGCGGTAATTGCGAGTACGTTCGGGTGGTTCCAGATCATGGGCCGCGCAGAAGCGAACCTCGCTGCATCGTGTGCTGACAACGCCCAGTTGTACACCACTTCGACCGCTGGAGCGGTTGATGACGCTACGAGTGGTGAGTACCAGATCTACGGCGCCCGTTGCGCGGAGACGGTTACGTCTGCTGCAGTTGGCGAAGTGGAAATCCACTACCCGCAGGTCGGCGGACCTGACGCATCGTAAACAAAAACCCCGGAGTGGGGGCCGATGCTGCCCCCGCTCCTTACTTGAGGAGGAACGATGGACGCTGATATGTCTTGGGAAGAGGCTGTCAACATGGCGAGGGCCAAGGACAAGGACGATAACTGCATAGCGATTTTCCACATGGAGTCTATGCGTGACGAGGATGCGACCAGGGAAGCGGGCAAGCCAGTCTTTGCGAACGTTCCGTTCGTGAAGATCATCGCCCCTGGCAACGACAAAGAGGTCGTGGATCGTATTGTGTTGCAGAGAGACAAGGAGCGATTCCCGAAAGAGTGGTACAAGTTCACTCACAACGAGGCGCCGGAGGTTGATGGTACACCCATCGAGTTTTGGCCGCAGTTGGACAAGGCACAGGCGGACACGCTGAAGGCGAATAACATCTTCTCCGTGGAGAACCTCGCTGGCGTGTCTGATCAGGATATTAGCGGGCTTGGCATGGGGATGCTTGAGCTCAAGAAAAAGGCGAAAACCTGGATCGAGCTACAAGACGGCAGCGCGGACATGAACAAGTTGGCTGAGAAGAATCGAAAACTAGAGGAGCAGCTTGCTGCACTCACAAAGAAAGTCGCGGCGCTTGAAGACATCCCGCAGGACAAGAGTGAGAAGAGTGCTGACCTTATGGCACACCTGGCTAGATAGAGGGATAGTATAGACAGACGCCCGCGCAGCTTGGAGCGGGCATGGCGAAGACAGTTCTGCAGATTGGCAACGCGGTGGCATCAGCGTGCGGCTTACCGCAGCAAACTACGCTTAACGGCAGTTCTAACCAGAACGCAATGAGGATCCTCCAGTCCGTCAAAGACGGTGCTGGTCGAGATGTGTTCAGAGGGCAGGACTGGGTCAACCTCCAGAGCGAGCACACCTTTGCGACAGATGCCTCGTCATCCTACGACGAGCTCCCCTCTGACTTCGACAGGCTCATCAACGGTACGCTGTGGGACAGGACGAATGAGCGTCCGCTAGTCGGACCCGTGACGGCGCAGCAGTGGCAGCGATACGAGTCAGGGCTTGATGGTCTCACCGGTCTGACGTTGCTCTTCCGCATCGTTGGTGACGGTGCCGGAGACAAGGTTATCAAGATCTACCCCTCGACCAGCACCGGGTCTACCATAGCGTTCGAGTACATCTCAAATAAGTACGTTGGCGACATAAATACTGGTCAGAGTCCGAAGGACGCGGTTGACGCAGACACCGACTATTTCCTGTTCGACGATGACCTCGTGGAGGTCGCCGCGACGTGGCGGCTGCTCCGAAACCTCGGCATGACGTACGCTGATGAGAAGATCGAGTTCGAGGCGCTCATGGATGAGCGATCAGCGAACGATGGCGGGGCTGGGTCACTGAGCATGCGGCTCCGATCCACATGGCAGATTCGCGATCCCAACATCCCCGATACTGGATACGGGAGCTAGAGATGAGACCCCGCACGCAACGCGGCAGCATCATGGCGCCGGCGAGGCAGCGGCGAGCGCAGAATATGCGGGTTGAGGCGCCCATCGGTGGGTGGAACACGCGGGACAGTGTTGACAACATCCCACCGACGGACGCCATCAGCCTCATCAACTGGATCCCTGACCTCGGTGAGGTTAGGACACGCCCCGGGTACACCGAGCATTGCTGGGTTGGTGATGTTGTCACCGGGTCTAATCTTGTGTCGAATCCCGGCTTCGAGGATGCAGGCGGCGGCGGCGCGGATGTCTTCGCTAATTGGACGGAGAACGCCACGGGCGGTTACATAACGAGGTCTACTGTTTTCGAGCATGGCGGGACGTATTCTTGTGGCTTGAATAGGTTCACCACGTCGGTGAACGTAAGCCAAAACATAACCACCACGGCATCGACAACTTATACCTTGAAGTTTTGGGTGTACTCTTTTAGAAATTTGGGCAAGTTGAACCACATAAATTATAAGGTTTATGATGTTTCAAACTCTGCTGACTTGATAGCAAAAGTCGAAGCCACGGGAGTGGAAGACTCATGGACTGAGATAATCGTCCAGTTCACTACAGCAGTTGGGGGCATCTCCACTGGCATTTGGTTTTATGCGGATGACAACCCCGGGGGTGTATATGTAGATGACGTATCGGTATACGCAGCCCTCGCAGAGGACGACGTAGAGACCCTCGCAGAGTACATCTCAGGTTCTGACAGGATGCTCATCGCTGCAGCATCAGGAGCGTTCATCGACGCGACCACTGCTAGTTCACCATCAGACATAACGCAAGCTGCCACTACGCATGATTTGGACAAGTGGCAGTGGGCGAACTTCGATGGGAAAATAGGGTTCGTCAACGGGACGGACAAGCCGCAGCAGTGGGCCGGGGCAGGGCTGATGACAGACCTCGACATCCAAGAGGTTGACGCTGGTGGCGGGCTGGACGATGAAAACATTATCGGCATCAACGTCTTCAAGAATCGCACATGGTTCTGGGAGGATGGCTCACAGGATGTGTGGTACTCCGCGCTGAACACGTTAGGGGGGGATTGCACGAAGTTCCCGATGTCTCGCGTCGGGCAGTTCGGTGGCGAGCTCATCGCCATGGTGACGTGGACTCGAGACGGCGGATCCGGCCCCGACGACTTCGCTGTCTTCATCATGAGTTCCGGCGAGGCGATCATCTACCAGGGGTCATCGCCGGCACTCGGTGGTGACTGGGCCATCGTCGGTGTCTACGACATTGGCGAGCCGCTGTCGGTGCGGTCCATCGTGAAGTTCGGTGGTGATGTCTTCATCATCACCCGCCTCGATTACGTCAACCTCTCACAGGTCATCCCAGGTGCTGAGGCGTATCGCGACAAGAGCAAGGTTGTCCGCGCCCTCCGCGACGCTATCGGCACAGGCGGGGCGATATGGGGCTGGGAAGCACAGGTCTACCCCAAGCGCCAGCTTGCGATCTTCAACCACCCGGTGACCGCAGGCACTGAGTACGAGCAGCACGTTATGAACACTGTGACAGGCGCGTGGTGTCGATTTACTGGCATAACCTCACACACTTGGCAAGCTTACGCAAGTAGAATGTTCTTCGGCTCCACCAGCGGATATGTCTATGAGTTCGACACCAGCCAGTCCGACGCGGGCACGGCGATTGAGTCAGAGTTCCAAACCTCATGGCTCCCCCTCGGTGGGTATGGGAATAAGAGCTTCATTGCCATCAGAGAGTTCACCGTAGCGAACACTGATATCAACACTGAGAACCAGTATGTCGTGGACTACGAGATCTTTTCGGATCAGGTGTACCCCGTCTCAGTCACCTCTGGTTTTGCAGAGTGGGGCGACCCATGGGGTACGCCATGGAGTGCTGCTGATGCCCCTGACAAGGACTGGGAGATGGTGGGTCTCTATGGTGAGGTGCTCTCCACGAGGAAGCGCCTGAGCACCAAGCAGCGGGTGAAGTACCTCGGCGCATCGTGGCTATACGAGTCGGGGGAGAGGTTGTAAGATGCAGCTCATACTACCGACCACTGAGGACGAGTCCATGGAGTTCAAAGAGTGGGTTGCCGAGAAGCATGGGCAATCTGCGGATGTGTTCCCGAGTTGGTCATACGGATATGGAGTTACTAATGGATCTGGGGAGATCATCTTCGGGGTCGTCCTCGAAGCATTCCACTCGAAGAGCGATATCCTTGGACACTTATATGGTGACAACCCGAGGGTGTTTTTTAATACAGCTCTTGTGAAGAAGATGATGGCTGTGCCGTTCACTCATCCGTTTAATGCTCGCAGGGCGACTCTGATGATACACAGCAAGCGCAGACGGATAATCCGCACTGCGAAGCTGATGGGGTTTGAAGAAGAAGGAATAATGAAAGATCATTTCGAGGATGACGACGCTGTGGTACTCAGGTGTCTCGCTCCGGTAGTAGGAGGATAGTATGTGTGGTAGTGATATTAATTTCCCGAGTCCAGATGAAATTGGACAATCGCAAGCTGATTACAACCGGCTGAATCAGTACACTCCGTATGGGTCAGTTGAGTATTTCGGCGACAGGCGGAATACTGTAGTCCAAAGCTTGTCCCCGGAAATGCTTGAGCTCCAGAACGCGCTCATGGGTACGCGGAGCGCTGCGATGAATCAGCTCATGGAGCGATTCGGCGGCACGCCATACAACATCCAAAATCCAGACGCGCCTACATTCGACGAGAATGGGGATCCCGTATCTGGTGGTCCCCCCGGTGGCAATCCTCCAGGCGGACCTCATGTAGGGTCTGGGCAGAGACGTAGGTTGCCGGGGAGCGGAAACCCTGGTACTGGCGCGGGCTGGGGTTACGGAGATCCGAATTATGGAGATCCTCCGACCGAGCCTCATGTTCCTCAACCCGGGGATTGGGATTATGACCCTTGGCAGGATAACCCCAATAACCCAGATTATACAGGCGGCGGCAAGGGGTTGCGCGAGGGTCAAGCTGGCTATCCCTCCGGTGGCATTCGCAGAGGCGCGAGTCCAGACGCTCGTCGTTCTCCGTATGGATCTCCCGGGGTTCCCGGGGCTCGTCCTTATTCTCAAGAGTATGGTGACATCGGTCTGGATTACGATCTCGGCATGGATGATGTTAGCTTCGGCGAAGATAGAGACCGCATGGAGAAGGCGTTCATGGATCGCGCCAGAGGTCTCCTCGACCCGATGTTCGCGGAGCAGCAGACCACGCTCGACGAGCGCATGGCGAACCGTGGCATGCCGACGGGTGGCGAGGAAGGTGAGATCCTGCAGGGCAGGCTCGGACGCGAGCGAGGCGGCGCCTACGAGAAAGCAGCTCTCGATGCGATTCTCTACGGGAGCGGCGAAGTTCGAGCTAATCGCGGCATGACACTTAACGAGCGCATGTCGCAGTTCGGAGCACAGTCGCAGGCAAGGAACCAGCTCTTCGGTGAGGATACTATGCAGTTTAACCAACTCGCGTCGATCTTAGGGTTGTCTCAGACTCAGGGAGCGGGTGGTGATCTCGGTTCGTTCTACGGGCCAGGAAATGTCGATATGATGAGTGCGTACAACATGGGCAACCAAGGGATGATGTATAACAACGATCAGAAGATCGGGGCGACTGACATCTTCTCAGGTCTCATGGGGCTTGGCGGCGCGGCAATGATGTGCGACGTGAACCTCAAGAAAGACTTCACGCCCATCGACGAGGGTGAGATCCTCGAGCTTCTCGACGGAGTCAACATCTCATCGTGGAAGTACAAGCTGGGCAACGAAGATAACCACATCGGGCCAATGGCGCAGGACTTCAACGAGAAGTTCGGCACAAACGTCACTGGGCTAGGTTTCGAAGCCATCGACACCGTCAGTGCCATCGGTGTACTCATGGCATCTGTCAAGGAGCTCAAGCGGGATGCAAGCAGCTAACTTCCAACGGTCGCTTGAGATGATGGGCGCTGGGATAGCGCATCGTATTAGCAAGAGGCAAGAACACAAGCAGCTCCTGGAGGCTCTGCAGGGGCTAGCAGGCCCCGAGATGGACTACGAGACCACACCCCCCCTCGCCACGCCACCGCAGCGAGACGACCTCATGGATGCCATGAGCGGTGCTGTAGCGCAGGACTTCACGCCTGAGCAGCGTCAAGCATCGCAGATGCAGGCTGGGCAGGCGGCTGGGGCTATTCGTGATAACACGAGGGGCATCGTTGAGGGTGCGAATGATAAACGCTCACAGATGCTCAAAATGGCGATGCTCCCAGGCAAGGTCGGCGAGATAGCGAAGATGGCTCTGATGAAGAGTGGAGGGATGATCCCTGAGCTGCAGGGCGCGCAGAGGTACATGAACCTTGGTGGCGGGAAAGTCATGGACATGGTTACCAAGGAGGAGCTTGATTACAGTGACAGCCCGATGGCCGATCCTGGCAAGAGGTACAAGGTAGTTGGCAAGCAACTCGTTGATCTTGGGCAACTTGATAAACAAGGCAGACCAACAGTCGTGATTGAAGAATACGACGAAGGCGCAACTAAACTTCAAACCATCGGTGCTGGCAAGGGCATGATGACGGTCGCGGCTGTGACTACAAAAGACAACAAGGTCATTAGCGTCGTTCCCGTCGGCGAGACGTGGGAGAGGAAGCAGTTCAGCGAGGTGCGCACTGGGGATCTCGTTGATAAGCTCGGACCTTCATATGCGAGAGTGCAGAAACTTGACTATGAGCGGCTCGATAACTACGGGGTGAGGCTCGATGAAATCGCGAAGACGTATGATCCATTCTACCAAACTTACCGGGGGAAGTTATCGTTCGGCCTCGGGCAGGTTCTTGACAAGGCAGAGATCCTTAATGTTCTTGGGGCCGATGGGTACAAGAAGTTCATCAGAGAGATGGGAGCATTCACTCAGAATGTGAACTCTAACGTCAACCTCTACATCAAGGAGATCACCGGAGCGCAGATGTCAGAGGCAGAGGCCGATAGGCTGAAGAAGGCAGTTGCCAACCTGGGGGATTCGCCGCAGCTATTCGAGGCCAAGCTCGCCAACTCCATGGCACAACTGGACGCAGCAAAAGAGAGGAAGAAGGTTCTGATAGATGAACTCATGTCTGATGGGTTGGGATACAAGGAAGCAAAGGTCGAGGCCGAGAAGGAATTTCAGGACGTCTACGAACAGGTTGTATCAGGGCTCGAAGCTGGCTACGCTGGTGACCTGCCTGATGGGTGGAAGTAATCATGCCAGACACAGGCAAACTCAAGTTCAAGGATGGGTCCACAATCACCATCGACATGTCTGTGTACGATGAGTGGGATCCAAAAGACTTTCA